AATGATCCGGCCAGATTTATTTACGAATTTGGGTTTTTGTTTGCATCTCTTGTTTACAGTTATTACTATAGCTGAAACAGTTTTAATTGTAAATATTTTTACTGATTGTAGGTTTGTATGTTGAACATTGTTATTTATTACATTTTGCGTAATGTTTTACATGTATAATCAAAACCACCGGCTTAGCCGGTGGTTTGTACTAGCCCTATAAGGGCTTATTACCGACGCTAAGTCTAAAGACCCATCGAATTTGGTTCGCCAACTGTACCGTCATTTACTTATTAAGCCCTACGGGGCTTATTTTATTTATTTTGGTTTACTGGCTCACCCGTAAACGGGTCAATATACTCTTTTAATGTCATCTAATCATACTCTAAATCATTTTGTAACTGATTTTGAATATATTCTTATATCTTCTTTGCATTTTTCCCTACAGTATCTACGTAATATCCTCTGCACCAGAAATGGCGATTTCCATATTTGTATTTTAAATTTGCATGGCGTTCGAAGATCATAAGTGTACTTTTTCCTTTCAAATACCCTACAAAACTTGAAACACTTAAACTTGGTGGTATCTTTACAAGCATATGCACATGGTCTGGGCATATCTCTGCCTCTACTATTTCTACACTTTTTCTTTTGCATAGCATACTTAAAATATTCGCAATATCCTGTTTCATCTTCCCATACGCTACTTTTCTTCTATATTTTGGTGCAAAAACAATATGATACTTACAATTCCATTTCGTATGTGCTAAACTGTTTATATCCATTTGGATAACCTCCTTTGATTTTATGTGGTTGGCGAACCAACATAATTATATCACTGGAGGTTTTTTACTGTAAGCTTAAGCAATGCTGACTCACCGGCCTAGCCGGTGGTTTATTTGTTCATCAAAGTTCCGTTTCTCTTCTGAGAAACTCCACTGTGCTGAACAGGCTTAAAGCCTAACAAAAAAATAAAAATTAGGCACTTTTATGCAAAATGCCTAATTTTTATCATGCGTTTCTATGAATTTTTGTGCAATTCCTTAGAATTTACCTGCTTTAGCAGCTTCCTCAATATAAGCTTAAAAGTACGGGTTTATGCGGTTTGTTTGGTGTGGTTATAGTAATAATGTAGAAATTAAATCATTCCTACAGCCTTTATTTGTGATTTTTGAGTTACCTTACTTCTGTTAATTTATCTATAATTAGCTTTCTCACTGCACCTAGCAATGCTATTATACATAAAACAACAAACACATTCATAACTATAACCCCCCAGAATATCTCATTCATATTGGCTGTTGTTAGTTTAAACGCAATATTAGCGTTTACTGTAATCAATGCAAATATCGCAACAAATATAGATACGATTCCTATTAAATCAGCATATAATTTTTTAATGTCCATAACTGCAGATTTAACTTGTTTTTCTACAATATCTTGCTGCATTTTAAGATCATTGCTAATCTCGGCTATATAACCCATCCTATTACATTCCAACATTACGTGATCATATAACTTATTAAAAGATGATTCTATACTCTTATCTGCCTTATCATCTCTTAGATTCTTTTGCACTAATTGTAAAAATGCATCCATATTTTGTTGTAATCTAATTATGAAACCTGTTTCCTCTTTCATATTTTGTTGAATCGCAGCAGAGATTACAGAATACGAATGCCTATTTCCTTTTGAATACAAATCATACAATCTATAATATATAAATTGTAGATTATTTCCTCTAACATCTTTATCATTTGCTATTTCTATAACCATATGTGCTATTTCTGTAGATACACTGTAATCGTTTTCATCATAATTTCTTGTTTTATTATCATTATTAAAATCTTCACCATCAAGAAATATGTTATCATCATTAGCTTCGTACATAATTTCTCATCACTTCCTTCGGTATTACCTTATCAAAATTTCCATTAAAACTTTGATGCCATGGTCCTCCGACTTTATGTGATCTCTCTACTAGCTCCCATGGATCTAACGCGATACACGCATCTGCTACATTATCTATTAAATTCTTATCTCTTGCTGAAAACAGTCCCTCTGTACTCTGCATAATTCTTGGTACAATTGCATGTCTCCCGAAAATATTATACTTATAATACACTTCTTTTACTACTGGTCCATGTCTCCATGCTTGAATATCATCCCAAAAAGCACATTCATCAAATCTTCTTAAAAAATTCAATTGTACATAATATAATATTTTTTGTAATTGTAAATTAGATACTGGTCGGCCCAATCCTGCACATCTGTCCACAATATAATCTGCTACATCTACTGCACTATACATAATTTTCCACCTCCCAAAATATCAAAAAGCTGTTACTTTAAATAAGCAACAACTTCTAGTAATTGTTATATACGTTTATACATTGCTATGTATTGTTATCTACGTTCATATACTGCTGTCTATGCTCGTGTAGTTTCGTCTATGTTTATTATACACATTTTTTGATATTTTGGATACGTCATATATAGATTTTTCATTTTGCAATTCACTATATATTGTGGTTTTTTATTCTTGTTTTAATCTAAATACACAAAATCAGCAACAAAAACCAGGGATTTCTCCCTAGTCAATATTAAAATTTAAGGTATCTTGTAGCTGAATACCCTGTTACACTCTTGTACTTAACTTTCGTCCATGTGCTGCCTTTTTTAATTACTTCTGCTTTTGATCCTTTCGGAATTTTACCAATGATCTTAGATGATCTGTTAGCACTGTTTCTGATCATAAGTGAATCGGATTTTGTGACAACCTTAGCATACACAGTTGCTTTGGTAACTTTCTTCACTGCTGTTTTTACTGCTTCTTTAACCTTAGTAGCCATTCCAAGCTTTTTATTACAGATTCCCTCTGCAATTAACTTCGCAATCTTATTTACATCTTTACCGATCGCATAATCGGACTTAGAATCACAGAAAAAACTCTCTGTCATGATCGTTGTTGCCTTTGTACTATTTAGCATATACAGGTTCGTTCTCTTCTGCATGTTACGATTTGTAAATCTAGCAGATACGAGTTTCTTCTGGACTCTCTTTGCGTACTTCTTACCATTTTCAGAAACGTATAATACTTCTGTTCCGTGTGCTTTTCCGTTATAGCAATTCAAGTGACCTTCGACAACAAGATCATAATTCTTTGCATTTAAACGTGTCAGTTTCCATGATTTTTCCTGTGACGCAGCGGTAAATACCTTCTCTGGGCAGATATACAGATCAACACTGTGTCCGTCGCTTTCAAGATATTCTTTTACCTTTTTCATCAGCTTTTTATTGTACTTATACTCGTTTACTCCACCGCAATCTTCTCCACTTGCTGATGTATATGATCCATTTTTAAGTAAACTGTGTCCTACGGTCAATGCGATTCTCATATGTCTACACCTCCTGTTCTGCTGCTGCCTGATTATCTTCTGTCTGTTCCTGTTCCTCTGGATCTTCTAAGTCAGTTTCAGGTAACGGAGTCTCTGCGTAATTTGTCCATGTTCCGTCATCTAACTCTGTCGTATGATTGATCTTATCTTCTCTGCTGACTTCCTCAACATCTTCTAAATCGTATACTGAATTATTTAATTTACCATCATCGAGTAGATCTTTAATACCGTCAAACCACAGTTGCACAGCTTCTTTTAACATGCTCTCGCTTACAAATAATTGAATAGGTTTGGGCAAAAGTCCTCTGGCCATATGTATTACATAATCAAATTTCTGCTGTCCTTGCTTGGATGCACGGAAGGTTTTCTCTGCTTCTACAAACAGCTTGTATACATCCAGTCTGATCCCTTCCAGACCTTTTTTTGTGATATAGTCGATCAGTTTCTTAACTAAAAAGACAATGATCAACGCTGTGATCACTGCCAGGAATAACACTTTATTCTGTTCAAATAATTCTTTCATGATTTCTTTCTCCTTTTTATAATCCAGCTTGTTTGAGTACGAATCCGATTACTGCCCCGATTAATGCAGTCAGGACATACATAGAAATGCTTCTCCACTTCTCTCCGTCTCGGTTTTCTAGCTCTTCAAGCCGTTTATTCTGTTCTGTTTGGTTAACAAGCATATGTTCCATGTTGATCGCGAGCTTTTGAACGGACAATGTGAGATCATTGATCTGTCGCACTGTCAGTTCTAACGCTTCAATTCTTTTGTTTTGTCGGGTTTGCTCATGATCAACATCACTCGCAAATGCATTATGTTCATTTCTACTTATGTATTCGTCATCTGCCATATTCTTCCTTTCTAATATCATTGCTGCATTAAATTGTTGCATAAAAATAAGACCTCTGTGGGTCCTGCTCTGATTTCCATATTCAGCTCCTTTATGAACATCTTGGATCTTCTAATCGTTTCCTGAGAGTTCCGTATACAGTTCCATCTGGCCCTGTTCTTGCATCAACGATTTCTACATTTGATGGAGATGAAGAACTAAAGTTTTTGATTAATTGTTCATATTGGTTTTCAAGATTAGTCTGTCTCTTGTCGCAATCATCCGCAATTTCATTACTTCGTTTAACGCCGTCATGAATTGCCTGCCGTACATCCTTTCCCAGAACTGCTTTTAATATATCATTTAAAACTTTTGTTATATCAATCATATTTTTTCCTTTCCGCAACAACACAGCTAAATTCTGAGTATACAATATTGATGAATGGAAATATCCAAGACAGTGGATTAAAAATATTATCTTTAGGTAACAAAATCTTGCTGCAAGGTGTATGTTATTTGCCTTTTGATTTTGACCAAACAACACCTGTATGTACTATAAAGAAAAACGGAACAAATATAAAATCTAGCGATGATCAAAGCGGATTAGTTACTCCAATTTATATAGATGGCGAAACTAATCACTCTGTAATTATTTGTAAAAAAGGATCAAGCGAATTTTATCCAAATTCTACTTTAAAAGCAGGATACTGGTTTGTATCTGCACTGTTTTTGGTTGATTAAAAATTAAACTTTCGATGCTAAAACTGTTAAAGTAAATGGGATGCTGTAAAATGTCGATCCGCTTGTATTTACAATTTTAAACACAACCTTTGAAGAATCCCATTTGATCGAATAATCTAAACCCTGAAAAATCTTTGAATCGTTATATGTTTGCTGTAATGAGGCAAAAAATATTCCGCATGAATCATCAATGCCCAGATCTTTATACGAATATGTTTGTGTAATCTGTGATCCGTTTGCGATATCTAGTATTGGATAAGCATATTTTGCATAGATCAAAGATTGCATATCAGAATTTAGCTGCGCAATTGAGCTGTGCGCATCAGCAATCCCTTGCTCCATATGATTAAAATTTTCCGCACTAAGCGGTGTGCTTCCTTTTACCCATGTTTTCTTTGTGTATGCCATTTTTATCTCCTTTCATTTAACAGCAATAAATCTGATCTTCGCTGTTACTGCAGCAATAAATCATCTGCCCTTTTACAAGCTCCGCTGTTACATATTTTGTTGTTCCATCTGCTTTTGTGACAGTTAATGTTGTACCACTAGCAGATATATTTACGATTGCTTTATTCATATCTGTCTGCTTCGCTGCATAAGATTTTATTTTGTTCCAGAGCTTTAACACACCGGTTTCGTCCAAAAAATTTGCCATATCAAGCACCTGCCTTTATGTAAGATTTGTATCCATCCAGGTATTTGTGATCGTTGATATACTAAAAATTTCGCCTAATGGATCCCATGCACTGCCATTCCATGCTACATTCATACCAGCACCGCCGTATGTACTAGCAGTTTCGATGTTATAAACATCGCCAACACGTTGTCCTGTTGTCGGCAATTTGTCTGCAGATGCGGCAGAACCGCAATACTTGTACATGTTTGTGATTTCTGATTTTGTAGCATATGTACTCTGGATAGATGAATACGTTGGATATGCATCTAGTTTCTTCTTATCTGTCGTGCTCATAAGTCCGTGTGTTGACTGAGTAGCATCTGCATAAGTTGTATTATTATCAGAGCCCCAAACAGCCGTACCATTCGCTGACCATCTTAAGATTTGCCCTGAGCTACCGCCGCTTGGTATATGCTTGTTACCGGAAGATGTCGGGTGTGAATAATTATTAGCATTTGTAGCAATTCCTGCGAGCTTTGTTTTTTCTGCTGTCGTGTAGTCATTCGTAGATAAACCCTTGCCATCTACTTTATCAACTTTGTTTTTTATCGCATCTGTAATCTTTGCTTTAATCTTCTGCCAGAGATATAAGACCCCATCAGAATCTAAATAATTTTTATCTGCCATGTTTCCTCCTGTCTTAATTTAATAATCCTTCTAGTGTTTCATTTGTGATAGGTTCCATGTTGTTCCCTGATATGTTGTACATTTCTGTACGGACTTCGTTTATTTTTGTTTCTAGATTTTGTGACGATTGCACTTGTTTGTCTGTCAATGTACTGATTGTTCTTCCTAGTGTAATCTTATTGTTTGCTGGGTTCTCTAAATCCAATTCATATTTACTTACAAGATAATAAGTGTCTGGATTTCCAAACGTACTCATAATTCCATGCTGCGTTGATACGCAAGGAACCAGATCACCCAGCCTGATCGAATTAATATCAATATCTACCATATGCAGATCTACTGCTGTCAACTCAATCGTAATTGCAAGGTTAATACATTTTTGCAAATATTTCTTTGATTCAGCTAGCAGCGTGTCTGGATCAGAAATTTCCGGAAAATCAACCTTATCATAGATCCATCCATATAGATCTACGGCATCCTGGCTATATACATAATCCGTTCCGTTATGACCATTTGCCGCTTTAATATCGACATTTTTATTATCAACAACTGCTCCCAGCGGGATGATTGCTGTTTTAATATCTTCTGCCTTCGAATACTTCTTTAGATCAAGCAGATTCTCTCCAAAACGGATCACTTGATTACTTACTTTCCCATATCGCTTTACGTAGTCAAGATATCTGATTCCGTTTTCATGCCTTACTCGAAGATAGCCGTCGTATTTACCTAAAAAATTAGAACCAAGAAAATCCCATGTCTTTTCATAGTTCGTAGACAATTTTGTAATGGTTACGCTATCTATATCGATTACTCCAATTGTAAAACGTTTTGCTTCTTCTACCTGCGCGTTATGTTCTTCAATCAATCTCTTGAATATTTCAATATTCGTATCTGCCTGACCTATTTCTGTTGTTTCAGTACCATAATCATGCGCACGTTGTACTGAATCTAACAAAAAAGCAAGCTCCCCTTCACATGAAATCTGCCCTGTGTTTTGAAAATCTTTTTCATCCGTTAAACTTCTTCCGGAAAATAACAGCTCATCATCTTCATAAACATTGATTTGAGATTTTAATTTATTGATATCATTCACATGCGGATGTGTTTGCATCATCCCAAAATCAAGATTTCCCGTTTTATTTAATTCCAATGATATCTTAGGAGTTAATACCTGATAATCCGGATCGCGGACATTATGCAGTGTTTTCCCATCACATAGTATCTTGTACATTTATAAACTACCTCCTCGATAATCGACAGAAACTGTCCCATTTCCTGTAAACGTTAAAAGGTTATCCCCTTCTGATAACCAGATATCGAACACTTTACTTTTGCCCTTTGGAAGATCAT